GAATCATCAACACATCGTCCTCTGTGAGTTTTGAGTCTGCCTTGTCCTCCCCTTTGCACTGACGACCCTTGGCTACCATGTCTCGCATATTGTCTGCGTTCGTGCCGAGCCAAAGATGATCGATGTTCACACAGGCTGGGTTGTCGCATGAGTGACAAACGAGAAGCCCCTTTTGGATGGGGCCATGGACTTCCATCCATGCAGCGCGGTGAGCAAGTTCTGTCTTGCCACCTCGCTGCACTCTGACGTAGCCCAAAGGGTCCCGTCTTCCAGGGGCTTCAACGCATTCGCTCATGTATTGACTACGGGCACCCGCTGACGCCGGTGCACAGCCCGTCGATGTAGCCGATGGCGTTGGGCGCGAGCACCTCCAGCGTGCCCTCCCACTCCACCATGCCCTTCGTCGAGCTGCCGATCTTCGCGAGCTCCACGGCCAGCACAGGCCGCAGCACAGCGATACGGACCTTGTTCTGCTCGGCGAACGAAATGCGATCGTTGCGCTGGTAGCGATGCAGGTAGATCCGCTGCGTGCCGAAGTCCGACTGGTAGAAGTCCACGGTGTTGATGACCGTCCGGTCGGCAACCGGGATGTTGTAGCGGACCTGCGAGTTCGGGTTGAGCGTGAGGTTGCTCAACGACCGCTTCTGCGCAGCGTTCGCCCACATCGTGTCGGTCATTGCACCCTTGTTCCACATCGCTTCGAGGTGGGCGTTGAGGATGCACTCCGTGATGCAGTCTTCCGGCGAATTGCCGGTAACCGTGGTGACAGTGCCCATCTCGTCCGGGCCGAGACCGAGCGTCGTCGCGCAGGTCGGATCGCTTGCTGACGCGAATGCGTAGAAGCCGTCCATCTTGCGCGGCAGAACGCCGCCGCTGTTGCCCTGGGCGGTCTGGAACTGACGCTCACTGTGCACGAGCGCGAACTCGATGAAGCGTGCGAGCTCCATCGTGGCCTTGCGAAGCTGGTAGACGTATTCGTCCCTGATGCCAGCCGTGTTGATGTCACGCTGCGTATCCGACACGTCGAACGTGCGCCGGATGATGTGCGTGAGGTTGCACAGACGCTTGCGCGGCACGAGAGGATCGAACGTCGCGTCCGAGCCTTCCGGCGTTGCCTGCACGTCTGCGTTGCCAACGTCGGGGTCACCGAAGCTGGCGAGGATGTCCACCAGCCATTCGTGGCTGATGTTGTTCGCCGGAACCTTCTCGAACCCGCTCAGGAAGAGCGTGTCCATCGGCGAAATGTTGGTGATGATGTCTAGGAGATCTTCTCGGTTGCCCGTCCCGACATCGAAGGAGTTCAGGACCGAGGTGTTCGCTACAAACGGCATCTTCTGGCTGCTTTGGTTGGGGGTTCCAAGCCGCCCGCCGGTCGAACTACGCGCCGCCGAGTCGTCTCTTCAAGTGCTCGTCGAGCAGCTTCAGTCCTTCCTTTTGCTTGTTCGGATCCGTGTCGCGTCGCAGAGCTGCGATGCGTCGTGATTCCTCGACAAGCTCATCTTCGGACCTTGGCTGAACGGGCCTTGCTGGGGCGAACCGGGCAGTGCCTAGCTCTCCACCGCCAGGGGCGATGGTTGGCGGGACTGCCTGCGCGCGAGACGCCGTTCGCACCCCCAACTCCTCCGGTTCAGCAACAGCACGGAACGCTTGTTCGATCGAGCAGCGAGGGTTGCTCGCTCTGAATTGCTCGATCAGTGGGGCATGGGTCTGGTAGTCGAAACCTGGATACCTACGCGCGAGTGCAGAGAGTTCTCCCTGCACTGCGGTCTGTGTCAGGCTCGATAGAGTCGGCTGGATCCTGCCCAGGATCCGCTGCTCCATCTGATCGAAGCGTTCGCTGATGCGTGCATCGGCGAGCACCTCTGCCCTCGTCGCGGGATCGAGATGATCGAGGTTCGCTTGCAGCATTTGCTGGTGCTGCTGCTCTAGGGCTGTCAGGCGCGTTTGAAACTGCGTTGCAGTTTCCGTCGCCTGCTTCCCCATCGCCAAAGCTTCCGCGAGCTCTCGCTCCTTCTGACGAAGTTGACCGACCAAATCTTGGATCCGCTGTTCTGCTCTCGGTGAGGTTGGTTCGGCTGCCGGTTGTGCTGGAGGGGCCTCTGGTTGCTCGACCTGGAGATCCTCTGCGCGTTGGGAAGCTCCACCAACAGGCGGGGGCTGGACTGCCGCCACTTGGCGACGTTGAGCCAGCTCCAAGGCTTGTCGTGCATAGCTGCCCTGCGGAGGAAGTTGAGCAGGAGGCTGACCGTTCGGACCCACCTGGACAGGTGCCCTCTCGGGCATCTCTCGACCCTTGCCCTTCAAGTTCGCTCGAAGAGCGAGAGCCGCACTGTCGGCTCGCGCATCGAAATCGCTGGGAGTTTGTTCTCCTGGCTTTACTGGCATCGATCTTCTCGTTTGCGGAGCACGACTCCCGCTACTTCAGTGCCGCCCGGTCGCGACCCCGGATGCGCGGATGCAGCAAGGCTGCATTGATGGGTCTTCGATCTTCGGCTCTGTGGCTTTTTCGCCACGGCGAGCCAAGCCACGAAGACCCATCAATGGGGCCTTGCCCCAGGCTACGTCTTGATGTTGTCGTCGCCGTAGCCGCAGGACACGTCCTGCCACTTGTTGTTCATCGAAGTGGCCGGGTGACCGCTTCGGGTCTTGGACTCCATCGCTTCGCACGTGGACGCCATTCCGGCCCCACGATCGAGCGGCTTCCGTTGCAGGCCGGTCTTCGCCTGTGCGCCGCCGGCCCCTTCGCAGTTGTGGTTGGTTGCTGATTCACTCATGGCTTCGGTTCCTCTGGTGGTTTCGGCCTACGGCGTCGCGCCTCGGCCAACTGATTCTTGCTCTCTTGGAGCTGGGATGCAAGGTCCGCCGTGATGGTGTTCTTGGTCAGGAGAGCCAGGACCGCTTCGTATCCGCGCACGCGGCCCCGCACTTCGCGCAGGTCAGCGTCCGTAAGCGTCTCGTCCCCAATGAGTTTCTCGCGTGACAGGGTATGCAAGCCCTTCACCGAAGTCAGGAAGTCGGCGAAGCCTGGGGCGTGACGCAAGGCTTCGACTCGGGTCGCCACGTCCAACTGGGCCTGGAGCTCCATGCATCGACGTTCGAGCTTCGTCTCTTCGATCCTCTCACGCTCGCGGATGCTCCAGAAGGAGTCCATGCCCATGATGTCTTCCGCCCGCATCTGCATCAGGAAGCTCCAGGATTCGGGGCTTGGCTCATCCCGTTGCTCTTCGCTTCACCTCCTGGACCGCCCTCGCCTCGCTCAGTTTCATTCGAGCGGACCTTCGGAGAGTCGGGGCCCTGGCCCGGTCCACCGGCTCCACCAACAGGCGAAGGCTGTCCGCCGCCGCCGCCACCACCCTTGAGCAAGCCCATCTGCGTGCCGACCTGCGCGACCTGCATGAGCATGTTCTCCTGCTGCATCTGTCGCTGTTCGAGCTTGAAGTAGTGATCGGCCACGTGCGCGCGAGCTCGCGCCGCGGTGCCTGGGCTCTTCTGCTCCAGCAGCTTGAACCGCTCGGACGCCAGCTCCTCCATGTGGCTGATGATGTGCCGCATGTCGTTGTCGTCCTTCTTCCGCGGCGGGACGTTGCCGTGATACCACAGCTCGTGCTCCTGGCTCGGCGTGAGCACGTTCATCTCATCCGGCATCGTGATGATCTCGTCCACGTTGCGCAGATCGAAGCCTTGCTCCAGGATCAGGGCGAGCAGGCGCGGTGCGTTCACCGCGGTAGGCCCATACATTTGGTTGATGATCGGAACTCGATCTAGGATGTTCACGAGCTGTTGGACCTGCGTCAGCTTCGTGGTCAGCTTGTGGCTGGCGATCGGGAGCACGAGGAAACGGCCAACCACGTCCTGGGGTCGGATGTTGTAGCGGTCCTGGTAGCGCAGGCCGACCGGGCCGAGCTCTCGCACGACCTTCTCGTAGGACATGAACTGCTGGTTGTTCCAAGCCATCTGATCGAGCATCGGAACCTCGATCTCCTGCTCATAGGCTTCAACCATTGGGACAAGGCGAAGGTTCGCCTCGTCGATCTCGCTCATGTGCTGCGTCGCGGTCTTCGATTCGCCGAACGGGTCCTTGCCGCCCATCGACGGCGACGTGGCACCGCTGGTCTCGCGGATGTCCACGGTGAGCACGTTCTCCGCTTTCAGGGCTGCATCGCTCACCTGTGGCACGTGGAGGGGAGCGATGCTCTTCTCGATGTCGGGAACGCGGATGCCGTGACCCGGCTCGATGATGAGCTGACCACCGGGGATGTTGGCATCGTCCGAGATCATCCACATCGGGTTCGCTTCGAGCTGCGTGGCGGCCATGAGCAGGTTGCGCTTCATGTCCTTCTCCATCGACAGCCGCGCGATCATCTCCAGTCCACCGATGCCGTAGAACTCGTCTTCGAGGCTGATCGGTCGCCACGCTTGGTAGGGCTTCTGCTGGTGCCAGAACGGGTTCTGCGTCACCCGGACGACGAGCTGCAAGCCCTTCGGCTCGACCATGACGACGTTGCACATGCGCGTCGTGTAGCTGCCGTTCTCGTTCTTCAGGACCAGCGGGCCCCACCAGTCGATCACCTCGTAGTGCGGGATGTGAGGTGCCCAGCTCGCTTCACGAGGATCGAAGACCCCGTAGCTGTAGCTCTTCCGTTCCTTGAACTCGTCACCAAAGCTCGTGTCCTTGCCGCCGGGGAAGGTCTCCAGCTTCTCCAGATTGATCCAGTGCCGGAGCTCCCCCATCATCTTGACCTTGTAGTCCGGCCAGCCAGAACGGTCGGCCGCCCACTCGGCATCCTCGATCGAGCTCGCGTTGGGGCTCGTGAGGAAATCGAAGATCGAGACGTTGTTGACTTCGTTGCCGTCGAAGATCAGCTCTTCTCGCGTGATCTTGTCCAGCTCCAGGATGGAGGCTCCAGGCCACTGCGGGTCAGGGATCCGCTTGGCTGTGCGGTAGGTCATCTCCCCGAGCTCTTGCCGCCAGTAGGTCTTCTGAATCCCTGTGCCGTAGATCAAGCCGTCGCGGATCAGTCGGGTCGCCTTCTGCTTGAACCTCGTCTTGCGGAGCTGGTCTCGGCAGAGGATCTCCTGCATCAACGCGGAGTCGTCGTGTTCCTCCTGCTCCCCGTAGAACTTGAAGAAGCGATCCGTTGCGAACAGGGTTCGCAGCATCTTCGGCAGCAACGTCTCGACGATCTTGAACGGCTCGGGGCTGTGCAGCTTGTTGCGACCGTAGGAGTAGGTGTCGAGCGACTCACCTCGATACAGCCGGTAGAGGATCAGCCACTTGTTCCGCAGGAACTCCATGACGTTGAACACGTCCTTGAGCCCTGAGAGCACAGCGTCCTTGGCCTGCTCGACGACGAACGGTTGATCTGCGAGGTTCGGGTAGCCGACGCTTTCCGCGTAGAGCCGCGCTTGCTGTTCGATGTTCGTGTCTTGCTCGAACGCATCCTCGGTCAGCTTGTAGGGGCTATCGATCGGCTTCGTTCCCGGTCGCGCCTGATACTTCCCCATCCCTCGTTGCGCCTGCCCACCGATTCCCGTCCTCGGGTTCG